GGATACGGGGATATAGCACAAAGTGGTACACCAACAGTTCAAGAAATGGTACCTACAAGAAATACAAGCGGTGGCGCAACACATAATACAGAAATTGATCCGTCTGTAGCTAAAGCTTTAACACGAGATTATAGTGACTTAGTAAAAAAGTTTAAGAAATAATAAATGGCAAATTTATTTGATAGAGACGATATAGCATTAGGAATAGCCTTACCATTCGGTTCTGGTCAGTCTAATTTTGAATTAAACTATACCACGCTAGATCAAGCAAGGACAAATATAATTAATTTGTTACTAACACATAAAGGTGAACGATTTATGCAACCTGAGTATGGTACAAATTTAAGACGGTTCTTATTTAGGCAAAATACTCAAAGTTTAGCAGATGATATTCGTGAAGATTTATTAGAAGCTATTAAACATTGGCTACCGTTCGTAAAAGTTGACTCAATAGATGTTAACAGAGATGCTCAAAATATTGAACAATATACAGTCCATGTTGCAATAACATTTTCAGTATCTGACGATATAACAAAATTTACAACAGTAACATTTAACTTTAACTCAACAGGCGGCGTATCAGTAAATAACGTATAAGAAGATTATGGCATCAGTAAACGAAAAAATATCAAAAGATATAAAATACACTGGAAAAGACTTTCCAACTATACGTAAGAATCTAATTGATTTTGCAAAAACGTATTATCCAACAACATTTAATGATTTTAACGAATCATCACCTGGTATGATGTTTCTCGAAACCACAGCATATGTAGGAGATTTGTTAAGCTTTTATCTTGACAAGCAGTTTAAGGAATCACTCCTACCATACGCAACCGAGCGAAAAAGTGTTGTATCACTAGCTCAAACGTTAGGATATAAACCAAGGCAGGCAATAGCATCTCAGGTTAATATAGATATATTTCAAACAGTACCTGCAATTGGCGTGGGAGTAAATAACGTACCAGACTTTAGATACGCACTTGCAATTGCAGGAGGTATGCGTGTTAAAGCTTCAAAAGATGCTGTTTTCCGCAGAGAACTACCTATCGACTTCTCGATATCAGGCTCAGCAAACGAAACAGAGGTGTCTGTATTTTCAACTGATGACACAACAGGAGAGCCTACATACTATCTACTACGTAAGCAAGCAGGATTTGAATCAGGAACAACATTAAAACAAACGTTCGCTATAGGGGCAGCTGAGACGTTTCTTAAACTCTCTCTGTCAAGAAAAAGTATAATAAAAGTAACAAAAGTTACAGATTCAGACGGTCATGTGTGGCACGAAGTACCATATTTAGCGCAAGACATAGTATTTAAGCAAGTACAAAACAATCAATATATTCAACCTTTATTATCAGAACACCGTACTGAAACACCTTATATGTTAAAGTTAACCAAGACATCAAAACGGTTTATATCACGTGTCTCTGCAGATGGTAAGACAGTATTAGAATTTGGGCCTGGTACATATGCAGGACCCGATGAAGAAATAGTACCTAACCCAATAAGTGCAGGATCAGCACTCCCAACAGCAACACCAGCAAATCATGTGTTTATTGATCCATCCAATTTCTTGTACACAAAAACATATGGCCAAGCACCAGCAAACACAACACTCACAGTTGAGTACATAATAGGGTTAGGTCTAAAGGATAATGTACCTGCAGCGGATATTACAGATATTGATCAAATACAATATATAAGTCAAGGATCTGGTCTAGATGGAGCATTATTTAATAATACTAAAGGATCAGTAGCTGCAACAAACCCAACACCATCACAGGGAGGTAGAGGAGCTGAAACAATAGAAGAGGTTCGAAATAATGCACTAGCACACTTTGGCGCGCAAGGTAGGGTTGTTAGTAAAGATGATTATATGGTACGGACATTAACAATGCCATCACAATATGGATCTATTGCAAAAGTATACGTAACTCAAGATGAAAAATTAAATGTATCTGAAACTAATAATAGATTACGGAATCCATTTGCAGTAAACTTATATACATTATCTTATAATCAAAATAACCAGCTAACTAATACAAATCCAGCAACAAAGCAAAATATAAAAAATTACCTATCACCATATAGGTTATTAACAGATTCTGTAAACATAAAAAATGCTTTTATTATTAATATAGGAGTAGATTTTGAAATTATTACTCTACCCGGTTTTAATAGTAACGATGTATTACTAAAAAGTATTGATACAGTAAAAAAATTACTACACATTAATAAAATGCAGATTAACCAACCTATAATACTTGCAGATATATACACTGATCTTGCTTCAATTATGGGTGTACAAAGTATTACGAAATTAGAATTTTATAATTTTTATGATGCAAGCGAAGGATATTCAGGTAACATATATGATATAAAGCAAGCAACACGTGATAGCGTAGTATATCCATCTCTTGATCCAAGCATTTTTGAAGTGAAATTTCCAAATTCAGACATTAAGGGACGAGTTACTAGTATCTAGGAGAAAAAAATATGATTAAATCAATATATGCAGATGCTGACACTTCAATCTACGAAAAAACAGGTAGTATGAATACAGGGCTAGATTCTATTTTAGAATTACAAAAAGTTTCATCTTCTGCTGGAATATACACATCACGCATCTTAATAAACTTTCCATTAGAATCAATAAGCTCATCCTGTGCAGCAGGGGATATTGTAAATCCTAAATTTTTTCTAAACCTGTACCAAACAGACACAGCAGAAGTACCTATCAACTATAAGCTAGTTGCGTACCCTGTATCACAATCATGGACGACAGGAACAGGAAGAAAACTAGACCCAGCAGCTAAGAATAAATTTGATATATTAGGATCATCATGGGTATATAGAGACAAGCAACATGCTGCAATAGAATACTTAGCATCTAAAGATACACAATGGGCATCACGATCATTGCACGCAGACTCTAATATGCTATATTCAAGCACCACAGGAGGCGGTACTTGGTATACAGATTATTATGGAACACAATCATTTAATCATGAATCTGCAGATATTAGAATGGATGTAACACCAGCTGTTATGTATCTCCTTTCAGAAAGTAGAGCCAATGATGGGTTAATAATAATGCGCTCAGGGTCACAAGAAACAGATGGAACAAATTATGGTACAAATAAGTTTTTCTCTCGTGAAACTAATACTGTATATCAACCAAGATTAGAAGTTGTTTATGATGACTCATCTTTTGATTCAACAGGATTAACAGAACTTACCTCAGAGCAGAGCGTAATTTATCTTAAAAACTTAAAACACGAGTATAATCAAAAAGAAACACCTAAGTTACGAATTGTTGGTCGAGATAGATACCCAACAAAAACATTTGCGACATCATCAAATTATAAAACAATAAAATTTTTACCAACATCATCATATTATGGTGTAAAAGATGCGTTAACAGAAGAATTTGTGATTCCATACAGTAATCTCGGAACAAAGTTAAGTTGTGATACGAGTGGAAACTATATTAAGCTTGAAATGAACTCATTCATGCCAGAAAGATATTACAAGATGTGCTTTCAAGTTACACAATCCGACTCATCTGTTGTGATATATGATGAGAATTTTTATTTCAAGGTTAACAGATAATGGCAGCTAATAATTCAAATACAAGTCAAGCAGTACAAAGAATAATAGCTGCTAATCCACCTCAAGGATTATCAGCAGTAGAGCAGGCACAGAATATTGTTAATCCAGGTTCTGTAACGCCTCAAACAAGCACTCTCCCTGCAGGAGTTAATATGTCACAATTTGGACCTAATAATCCAAATGCAGCAAATTGGGGCCCTGCACTAACCCTCAATCAAGGATTTACAGCAGGACTTCCTGCTGGTGAAATACCATCAATAATATATTATAACTTTCCACCAACTCGTATAGAGGGCCCAATTGTACCACAAGGAATTCCTAATCCTGAATATGTTGCTAAAATTCCAACACCACCAGCTCCAGAACCAGAAGGTCCTATTACTCAATCTGCTACTTCAAGCGAAGTAGATGAAATGATAGACCAATCTAATGAAGTTGTACAAGTCATAATTACAAACACACCACCTGATGCAGCTCCAGTTGATCCAGTTCAAGACATAATAAAATCACCAGATCCAATTACACCAACTGAATTAGTATTATCAGCACAAGCAACCTGTGAAGGAAGTTCAGGTACTCCAGAAATCAATATTGAGATTATTAATGAAATTGAATTTATTTCAAATGTCTCAGCCTCTGCAACTGCAAACGCAAACGCAAGCGCATATGCTTCAGCATCTGCCTTTGCTGAAGCATTTATGGAACTCAAAGTAGGGTGTATGGATCCTGACGCTATAAATTATTACCCATTAGCAACTATACCTAACCCTAATAACTGTGAATACCTACCACCAGATACTATAAAAGGGTGCACCAACATAGAAGCACTAAATTATAATCCTGACGCTACAGAAGATGATGGAAGCTGTACATTCATACCTGCACTACCACCGATACCACCAATGTCTCAATTTTTAGACTCGCATGGTCAGCTTATATTTGAAATTCCTTCTGAATTAGTAGAAGACGAGGGAGTAGTTGATATGCCAAAAGGTAATAATGTAAAAATAACTGCTACTAGAGATTTAGTAAATCCTAACGCTATAAACCCAATTGTAAGACCTGCACCAGTAGAACAAGACGTATCTAGCGATTTAATATTAACAGTTGAAGAACAAGTTGTAGGTGGCCGAAAGTTCGTAAAAAATGCAGTACGTGATTTAGCCGGAAGGCCTGATCCTGAAAATTATGAAAAAGGTGGGACAGACCCTATGTATCTTGCTGATAAAAAAGCTTGGTTGGATAATGAGATTATGCCAGGTACAGAGGCTATTATTATCCGTAATGTAGTTGATGACACAAATATAACACGTAACAACGGAGGAGCTATTGTTATAACAACAAATACACCAATAGTAAAAGTTAGTCTACAGAGTCAAGCATTTATATATGAAGATTATAGAAAAGCAATAGATACATCATTTAGTGAATTACTAGGGAAAATGTAATGCCAAACAATTATGCAAATATACTTGATGTAGCTCAAGCAACTGACCAAATAACTGCTCAATACTACTCAGATCTTGATTTAACAGCACTTGGCGATCAGACATATGGATATATCCTCTCTCCTGAATTCGGTAAGATCCCATTTGATAGAGTTGAATATCATGTATATGATCCAAACCTTCAACGCCTCTTTTCAAATCATAAATGTGATAGCTGGAAGGTAGATACCGATTCAGATGGAATGCCTCAAGTTAATCTAAAGATTGCAGACGATCTAAAACTCCTACAACTTGTGAACGGAACCTATACCGTTATATATAATTTTCATAGAGATGCAGTTGGAGGACCTACAGGTTCTAAATTTAAGATACACGCTATAAGTAAAGATAGAAAAGAAGTAAGAATAGTACCAACTATATTTGAAGATTCTGAGGCTCAAGCAAGCCCTGAATTAGAACAATTTTATGCTAGGTTACAGCAATTAAAAGCGACTTCTGGTGTCGTTGGTCCGTTTAATAATTTAGCTGCAATACCAAATAATCCACTGTGGACAAATATACATGTGAATTTTGCTTATAACCGGCAAAGTACTATAGTATCATGGTTAATAGATGATGTATTTCCGTATGACCCTGATAATCCACATACAATATTGCTAAAATTATACAATCCGCTACCATCTGGGTTAGATGTAAATTCACTATGCTGGCTATTAGCAGAAGCAACACAACCAGTCATTAATAAAGTTATATTAGATACACCAATACCATTAGAAGGAAATAATTTAGCAGCTCCTAACTTTGATTTATGTATTGATTCTACCCCACGCATCCAGACAGGTTATAAAAGCTATAATGAACTACTAGGATCAGACACAGACGTTAGAGCTGAAGTGCTAAATTCTGTTAGCTCGAGCTTAGATGGTGTTAAGTTAAATATTGATCACTCTGTTTTCGAGAACTATGTACACTTTAGCTCTGCAGAACAGCGCATAAAGAATTTTAAGTACAAATTACAACAAATAAGCGGGTATGACAAACAAGCACAAAAATTTGATTATAGTGAACACTCCACAGCTGACGTGTATATATACGAATATACAGGGTCACATGGATCGAAATATGCAAAAGAATATCAAAAAAGGTGGGTTGATAAAAAAGTAAAACTTATAAATGAATTTGATGACTTCGAAAAATGGTTATACTTCGAAAGTGGTTCACACGAAAAATTTATAACAACATCAGGATCAAGAGGTGGTGGAGATCAAGACTGGTCAAGATCTACTATTACACCATTTCCTAAATATTCAGGATCATACAGAAACGACAGATGGACTGATGATTATTATACATGGAACACTGACCAATTATTTGACTGGGCAGTACACAGTATATTTATGCCAGGACCTAATTATGAACTTTTACATGTTACACATTCAAAATCAAATACATGGTATAATACAGCTATAGCATCAGCAAGTAAGTATGACAAACAAAATCAAAATATGCTACGACACACTGTACCACAATTTATTAATGATGGTGGTAAGGATAGCAATGAAACATATTTACGATTCTTAGACATGACAGGGCAAGCCCATGATATGTGGTGGTCATATGCACGATATTTTAATCATATAACAGATCGAGAACATAACAATCAGTATATGAGCAGGACTGGTTTATCTGATGATATAGTTTATCACGTAGCTAAATCATATGGTATGGATTTAGTTGATGGTGATCCAAATCAAGAGCTATGGGAATACAGGTTAGGTAAGGACAGTGACGGTCATAGAGTAATGTTCAACACATCAGGTTCTATGAGAACATTACCAGCAAAAGAAAGAACTGCAGAAATATGGAAGCGAATAGTAAATAATTTACCATTTTTATTAAAAACTAAAGGGACTAGCATAGGAGTTCGAGGATTAATTAATTGCTATGGTATACCAGAACATATTTTACCAATTTATGAATACGGGTCAAGTGTAAAAAGTGAACAAACATCTTTGTTTGAAGAGCGCGGATTTAAGTATACCTTAAACTTTAATAGCCAGTCAGTAGCAACATATTGGGGCCCACATCAAGGTACAGTTGGCGCTATAAGCCCTGTCAGATATAGTGTTGCAGGGAGCGACGTTATTGAAGCAGTAACACCTAATGCAGTAGAGTTTAGAATATGGCCAGAGAATAACGTCATATCAAGTCAAGATAAGAATGCTGCATATAGCCAATCACTATGGCAGGTTAATAATGATATGGGTATAGTTCTACACAGAAGCCACTCTTCTACAAAAAAAGCAAACGGGCAACCAGAAGGAATATCTGAATACGGTCACTTTAGTTTAGTAATGTCTAGCTCCGGTAAAGATGCATCTATAGGTCCAGGATATAAAACTGTATCAACTAATAAAGCAAAAATATTTGACAAAGCTAATAATAAAGAAACTGGTGACGGGTGGTGGACGTTAATGCTTAATAGGAAAGCAGCCACCAGTTATCACAGTAGTAGTAAGTTTGAATATGAGTTAGTAGCAATGCGTAGCGAATATGGTATTATAGCTCAAGCCGTCTCTTGTAGTTTGCGTGTTACTTCAAGTTTACCAAAACAACCAGATAATGGGTATTTATCAGCATCTATAAATAATTCATGGTCAGGAAGCTTACAACATTCAAAAAAAGCTTATCTAGGAGGATATGTAACATCGAGTAATACTGCTGATTATGCAGAATCAATTCATGGCACCTTCGGTCAGCAATTTTATGGATCTATGCAAGAGTTAAGATATTACGCAAGTCCATTATCAAAAAATACACTACAAACACACACACTAGCACCAGAAATGTATGCGTCTAGTAATGGTACAGATACATATAATGAATTATTATTACGATTAAAATTAAGCGATAAAGCTAATCACTGGTCTGGAAGCGCGAAATTACACTCAACATCAGCGTCAGTAGACATTTCGAGCACACAACCAAATCAAAAAACAACAGGTAAATACTGGGATAAGGATAACCAATTTATACTATCTGGTTCAGCATTTAATTATCCTAACAGACAGCAATACGGGTATGTAGAAGAGCTGTGGTATATTGATACACCTGAATTAGGTCCTAACAATTACACAAGTCATAAAATACGACACGAAGAAAATAAGCTAATACGTCAGTTAGATCCAGGGTCTCGAGCAGAAAAACCTGCTTCTGATAAATTTGCACTTGACAGTAATAGTTTAGGTATATACTTTTCACCAACCGATCAAGTTAATAAAGATATATTTGATCAGTTAGGTGGTATAAAGTTAGACGATTATATTGGTGATGCACAAGAAGCTTATGAAGACAAATACGGTGAATTACAGCGATTAAATAGAATCTACTTTAACAAATATGAACAAGATAATGATAAAGCAGCATATCTAAATCAATTAAAGCTATACGATATGTCTCTATTTACAATGCTAAAAAAATATTTACCTGCAAGAGCAAATCCAGATTTAGGTGTTGTAATACAACCACATTTTTTAGAACGATCAAAAGCAGCTAGTAGAGGCCAAATGCGTATTTCTGGTGATACAAAATCGCAAAATATTGCATTAAATGCAGCATCCTTTACAAAAGCTAAAGCACCTACAAAGATTAATTGCACTCAACCTGAAGTTGCACAATATGGGTTTGCATTAGAACCTCAAACAACTACTGGAGGGGTAACACATAGACTACCTGGTAGCAACGGATTATTAAATATGTCCAGTGCACCACAGCAACACATACCAGTTGAACTATTTGATCACAAGCCTAATTCGATTACAATAGACGGTAGGATCACTGGAGTAGATAATTCATCAGTAATACGATTATCATCAGACCCATGGAAAACAGCTCCAAAAGGGTCCCCAGGTGTAGTTCAACATAATGCTAGTAATGTAGTATCACATCAAACTAATTCTCCACTAGCTGATATAGGAGGTACAATATCAGTCGGAAATCAAACAATAGGCACACCATATAGTTTCACAAGCTTGCATAAAAAGAATGGAGTACCTTACCCAATAGCTGCTGGTATTGCGACACCGTACACATATATTAAAGTACAAACACCAGACTGGAAACAATCAGGTAGCATGGATTTTATAAGCAGTCAAAGAACTTCAGAAACTCGAATGTCTAATATTTATTTTTACAAAAGTGCAAATGGAACAGCAGAACACGCACTTGTTAGTGCATCAAAAGGAAAGCCGTATGAAAATGGAAGCTCTGTGAATTTATACGCATATAGTAAATCACTAAAAGAAGCAGAAGTATCAGATTTTAATTTAGGAGGTACAACAGGTAGACTGAGAATGAAATATATTGGAACACAATTACAAGGAGCAGGATTTAATATAGATAGTTTAGCAACACCTGACCATGGCCCTGTTGTATCATATGTACTTGGAGATCCAAATCAACTAATCACTTCTGATGCAGGTTTCGGAGGAAACCTAAGTATTGAATAAAAAACGGCAATTTTTATAAGTTAATCATATTTATTAAAGACACAACATATATAAAGGGATAATAACAATGGGATATTTAGACAACACATCAATCACAGTAGACGCCATCTTAACAAAGAAAGGCCGTGAAATATTAGCAAAAGGAGCTGATGACTTCAAAATAACACAATTTGCATTAGCAGATGACGAGATAGATTACAGTTTATGGAATCCAGCTCACTCATTAGGAACAAATTATTATGGAATTGCAATTGACAATATGCCATTAATAGAAGCAATACCTGATGAAACACAGACAATGAAATATAAACTTGTAACATTAAGAAAAAATACAACACGTATTCCGGTAGTTACTGTACCACAATCTTCAATAACGTTAGTTGCAGGAGGTGATGCAGTTGATATTAAACCTAATACATCTAATTTCGAAGGAGGAAACGCAACACTAGGATATACAGCAATATTATCAAATAGTGATGTAGCATATCTAGAGGTATCTACAGCTGTAAGGAGCTTGCTAATGCAAGGTGCAACAATACCAACATTTGTTGGAGACGATGATTCTGCTCAATCAATAACAGCAGTAGGATTTAGCTTTAGAGTAGTTGCAAAAAATCAACCAATTGAAAACAAAACAGCAACACTAACCATTATAGGTAATGAAACAGGTGGTAGGGTAACAGTACAAGTTGTTGTTAACAAACAAGAAGTTGCAACATCAGGCGGCAATCTATAAAAATAGGGAATAAAAATGGCTAAAAAAACAAAAGCACAAATACAAAAAGAACTTGGTGAAATAGAAGCAATTAAGAATCAGCTGAAGGAAGAAGCACGTCAAGCTGATGGGTTACCATCAACAGCAGACTCAGCTAGAGGAGCTATTATACGAGAAGCTCAAAAACTTGCTAACCAAATCGTAGTAGAACGTGATGCACTTTCTCAAAAAACTACAACAGGTAAAATATATTCAAGATTAGATGCTGGGAATGATATAATCTCAAATAGAAAAGAAACAGTAACTGCTGGATTATGGTCAAACGGGTTAGGTGAATTGACAACATTTCATACATCATCTGCACAAACAAGCTCTAATGCTGGTAAATATTATTATGATGTATATAATAGTGGTTCAAACGCAAACGGAGCGGCAGTACAATTTGCAGTAGCGTACGGCCATAAGCAAGGTAGTGGAAGTGTTTTAACAAATGAAGATTATCCTACAAAAGCAATATATACACAATATAAAAATCTAGTATTATCACCAGGTGATACAACATTTACATTTGATGGCTCAGTTAATTCTAATCACATTAATGTAATAAACTTCCAAAGAGGTAGATTAAAAGAAAAGTTAGATCCAGGTAATTGGGAATTAGTTTTAAGCGGAAGCCACTTAGGTGGCCAGTATGGTGATGGAATGGCTAGCACTGCAGGTGCAAGTATTACAAAGCTTATTGATAATAGTGGAGCTTCAAGCGCAACAATACAGGACGGAAAGCGAGTTTATAATGTTGTTAGTGGCACAATAGCTAACGGAGAGCTTTTGGATGATACAACACACACAGCTGCAAACGGATTCAATAAAGGAGGGTATGGATTAGTATATCCAGACTTAGGAATTATTGTTCTTAATTCAGGAAGATTAAAACAGCGAGGAATAGGTCAAGGTAATTTAGGAGCTAATTATACAGCATCTGGCATCAGTAACGATGCAAACGGTAAATTCCTAACAGCAATATCCGGAGCTGCAGCATATAATTCTACTTATGGGTTTCAAGCACGTAATGAAGAGGAAGTAACATCTACATTCTATTATATTCGAGTTAAAAATGCAGACTATAACTTTAGTAATAATCCAACATTTACAACTGGGTCGTTAGGAGCTCTAACTCATGCATCAATGATTAAGGATCCAAAAACATATATTACAACAGTTGGAATGTATAATGATAAGCAAGAATTATTAGCAACTGCTAAATTAAGCAAACCATTACTTAAATCTTTTGACAGAGAAGCTTTAATAAAAGTAAAACTTGATTTCTAATACCAATAACTTTAGATATCTTTCCTAACTATATTAACCCTCTATATTTATATATAGAGGGTTCTATATATTATAAATAAATAAAATTACGTATGTCAGTATTCAAAAAAATAGATTCAAACGACGTCAGCATTACAACATTTAATGCGCACAAGAACTATACCATTAATTCTTATAATTACTCTGGTAGTAGTTGTGGTTATGGGGTTCAAATTCTAGGTGCAACTCATCACTCATGGAGTTTTGGAGATGCTATTCACGGAAGAGCTCTAGACTTAGAAGAAAAAAACACAAACGGCACGTATAAATCACTTATATACGATAGTATAAAACACTTATACTACGCACGGGCAGATAAACCATCTGAAAATTTTGGAGGAAATCTACCAGAAAAAGAGACGAGAGATCTTCAACAAAAAGCTCATGTCATCTCAATACCATCACCACTATACGATCTTAGAATAAAATCTGGATCACTAAACTTTACTGATTATTATATAGAAAGCTTAGCGATAGATCGAGAACAATATAATGCTACATCATATATAACTCCAGTAATATTAGCAGGTAACTGGAGATTCGAATCATCACAAAGTAAGTTTACTGATTCTGCAGACCAAGCACAAACACTAACTGACGCTAGACCTGGATCTCCATCTGGAATTCAAATAGTAACAGGATCCTCAGATAACTCATGGGGACACGCAAGAACTGCGAAAGTAGGTACCGGTAGTATACACTTCAAAGTAAGTAGCAAAGCTACTGTAGCAGATACATCAGCCGGTAATCCGAGCCATACAGCAGGATCTTCAGTTTATAATGTCGGAAACGGACTATTCGTCCGAAACGCTGAGGGGTTTTCAGGAATCACTAACAATAATTGGTGGCTCCAAGAAGATGGAGGAGATAATAATATACACGGTATGTCAGCTTACTCTATAACTATGTGGATAAAACCACCAGACTGGAAAAAGATGCCCAATAATAAAACTGGAGCTCCAGGACAGAGTACACTAATAACACGAGATAAAAATTCTTATTTTGAATTAAATATGATGACAAGCTCATATGATATTAACAACGATAAAGGCTTATTACCTCTCCAAATGTTCTGGGGCGCAACAGGAAGTAACTGCACTACATCCGCATCAGCAGAAGCAATATCATCCGGGTTTGGACTCGCAACCGGTTCATGGAATCTAGTTAATATCCAACAAGAATTCTGGCCAGATATACATACTGGAACATCCGGATCTCAGTATGAAGAGCTACCACCGTGGGGAAAAGCAGCTAAAACAACACTTAGAATTTATAGACCTGATCCAAATAAAGAATCAGGATATACATATATTAAAAAGGAAGGGTACGCTACAGCATCCATAAACGATCATTCTGGGCATCATTGGACGCACCTTCCTACCCGAAATGTAACATCTTCTATACAATATAATAGGAATATGTATATAGGAGCATCTGGATCAGTATCTCTAGGAGCTGTAGATAATGATCCAACATCAAAAACAATATACAACGCATTTACAGGATCGATGGATGATATTAGGTTTTATGAATCTACATTAAGTGATACACAAATTGCAAACTTATATACACATCCGTCGATGGATCTAAGAAGAACACCTCCAGTAACAGCTTCATTTAATTTAATTGATGATGGGTACGGAAATATTGTAGACCGTGGTATAAACTCTTCATCATTTGCAAATCCTAAAAAATTAGTAGGGTATTACGGATTTAATGAATTATATACTATAGAAAATCAAGTGAGTAAATCTACTGATTATAAATTACATGATGGGTACGGGTATGTTAAAATTAAAGACTATTCAGATTATAACAACACTGGAGTATCAGAAAGAGTAAAATTTGTACCTGGAATCGCATCAATGGCTCAGAGTGGATCAATATATTCTGCAGAAGCAATAAACTTTTATCAGACAAATGTGCGAACTGGAATAAGAGCTCAATTTAATAATAGCGGAAGTATACGAATTCCACATCATAATAAATTAAACCTTGGAAGTGATGCTGGTTCAGCGATAAGCTTCTGGATTAAGATACCAGAAAATCAACTTCCAGGACTAAACACAATAACAGGAACACCACTTCATAATACAACAGGGGGAGGAGGCTCTGCAGGAGGAACATCAAATCCGTGCATCAATGTAACCACTGGATCATCAGGAGGTAGCGATTATGTAACATTAAT